AGTCATGTTAGTAACTTGACCAGCTACTGTAGTAATATCGCCTGCCTTAGTAGCTAGTGTACTAATAGCATTTGTTGCCGTTGTACCATCTTGTAGATGAGCAACTGTTGTAACGTCAGCTTGTATGCTTGCTACTGTAGTAATATTAGCTGATATTGTTGCAACTGTACCCGTATCAGCTACACTACCTCCAACTTCAGCATCACCAGTCGAAGCATTAAAAGCCAAATACTTACCTCTACGAGATGTATTAGTCGGTAATGTTATTGAAGTTAAAGTGTCAGTTGTTGGTAGACTTAATGCCCTGGCATTATTAGTTTCAAGTTGTTGCATAACTGCATAGATTTTATCTAAATCAGTATTTAAACTTGATATATTAAAAGGTCCCGATGTAGCAAAATCACTAATTCTTTCAATAGGTATATCTCGTGTAATTGTAACTGTAGAACTAGTATATTGAGTGTTGAGTATTATATTGCCACTTGAAAAACCATCATCAACTGCAGTACCTGATACAGAAAAAGTATTAGCACCAGTACCTCTAGATATAGAAGTATCTACACCTGAGCTATTTGTAATAGTAACATCAATATCATCTAAATTAAAAAATGGAAAATCAATAGGAAATGGTGTAACGCCAGCAGTGTTACCACTAGAGCCTATATTGTGTTGTATTCTTGCATCATTATCATTAATCGAAATAGTAGCCATAATATATACCTTTACTTATATTGCACCATCTTGTTAATTCACATCACTTTGCAGCCATTATTTCATCCCATATAGGATCTAGGTATGGCAAATTACCAGTTGGAGTTATAAATCTTGCACTTCTTAATGTTTTTTCATCAGCTTCACCAGTAACTATATCTGTAGCGACACTTGCTGCAGTTGTTATATTACTTGCTGCAGGACCAAATAAAGCACCTGCTTTTGCACCAAATGGTAAATAACCTTGGCTTTTACCCATGATAGGTCTAAGACCTAATCTATAATCAGAAAGCTTTTCTACTGAGTTATTAACATCTGTAAACCATCCAAGTATACCACTACGATCTATAGCATCAGTCATTAATTCTGAGTATGTTTGTTCTTTATCAATGCCGTATTGTTTCTTTTTAAATTCATTTACTAATGAAGCCATACTTACAAGAACAAATGCTCCTTGCCAAAAAGAACTGTCTTTCTCTTGTAGCCCTGATGTTAAAAGCCTAACAGTAGAACCCTGACCATAACCTTTAAACTGTGTAATTAAAGAACCCATTTCTGTTGATGTCCATAAAGCTCTATCACCAGCCCCTGGAGTAATAATAGTTCTATCAACTGATTGATTTAATGCATTTCTAAACTTTAAAACCATATCTTTATCGCCCCATAAAGATGTGTTAGGTAACCATTCTCCATCAACTTTTTGGCCTTTATCCCTAATAAGAGCTTTCATTTTCTCATGATCAGCTTCATCAATACCATTGGCTAATAACTTACGTCTGTCAGTTTTGCTAAGAGTAGACCAATTAGACATAATAGCACTTTTCATACGTAAACTAATAATATTACTAGTAAATTCTTTAATCGCCTGATTCCAATAGTTCAAACCATTCATCATAAAGAATATGCCAGTAGATTGGTTTAATGCTCTTTCCATAGCATAACGACTGCCAAACAAATCACCTATATCTGAGAATGAATTTGCACGTAATCCTAAAGCTGCATCAACTGCAATACCAGCTTGCCTTGCTTCCTTCTGTGTCATTTGTTTTATAATAGACCTGTTATTTTTAAACATATGTCTAAAGCCATGCTCATAAACATTTTTAAAACCTTCTGTCATAATAGGTCTAGCAATATCTGGTATGGATGATATAGCAGCTCCACCCATTCCAACTAATACGTTAAATGACTTCATCTGTCTTACAAATCGACTAGTCATATTATGAGGATCTTTTGATGCACCAAATGTGCCTCTTAGTCTATCCCTTAAACCTCTTACGTCTCTTAGATCATCTGCTAAACCTTGTTTAAGTTTTTGCTTCTCAGCAATAGTGGGAGCTTGTCTTATTAAGGCATCATATTCTTGTGTGATCTGTTCAATGATTTTTGACATAGACACGTCACCATATTTTCTTGTGAGTTCAATATCAACTCCCATAGTTTTAGTATGATGTCTTGCTAATACCTCTATATCATTTTCTAAAAAATCTTCTATTAACTTATCTGGTATTTCAAACGATCTTGATTTAACACCACTTGCATTTGTAATCCAATCTATAGAATCAGCACCTTCATCAAGATTATAAAATGGTTTACTATTTGTATAGTTAAGTATGATTTCATCGGCATACTCATCAGCTTCTCTTCTTGAATATTGAAAATGACCCATAGCCCAGTTACTAACTATAGTCTTAAACTGTTCTGCATTCTTTTCTATTTTATCAATTCTAGGAACTCTTGGAACATAACCAGTTGCCGTATTAAGAAGCACTCCTTGTTGCCTTAACTGGACTAATCTTGCTTTGGCTTTTGCTAACTGATCAGCAGTAGCACGGCCTTCTTGCACAGCTATCTCTAAGCCTTTGATTTTCTTACCTAATTCTATTTCAAACAACTTAACGTCTTCTGCATTTTGTTTGATTTTATCAAAGTGTTTTCTATATCCTGATGCAGCTTGATTAACATAAGGTGTTGCACTATCAACAACTTCGTCAACATCTCCATTTCTCATAGCCTTAGCAACTCTTTCACGAAAGCCAAATTCAGATAATGTGTTATTACGTTGTATAATATCTTTACCTTTTTGACTAAGCATTTGCATTGATCTGCCAATATCTCCAGACTTTGCAACAACACCTCTGAAAGCAAGATAAGCTGTATCAGTTGCTCTAATGCCATCTAACAATGAACTGAGATAAGTAGTTCTAAATGATGTTTCTACAGATTGATCCATAGCTTCACCAAGTACATCACCACCTCTAACTTTCTTTTGTATCATACCACCCATATCAACAAGTCCTGCTGATAATTTCCTGGCAGTTATATTTGCACTTAAACTTAATCTAGTGACTGGATTCCATTTTAACTTTTCTAGCTTAATACCAGTCTCAGCTAAAGCTTCACCATTTAAGGTTTGTCTTAAAACAGCAGGGCTATTTGGATTAACCATTGCACCAGCACTTCTAAAGATTCCTTCTTCTCCCTCTTGTGCAAATTCTTCTGCAAAATTATTGCTTTTACTCATTCTTCTACCAAAAAGACCACCTACCGTTCCACCTATTAAGCCAGCTCCTAGTAATGGAATTAGTGTATGAGCAAGTTCAGTTCTGCCTTCAGATTGTGAAGCTATTAAAAATTCTTCTGGAGCATATATAGCAGTTGTAAAAGCTGCACTACCTACAAATCTTTTAAGAAAGCTAGTTTGGCTTAATATTTTAAATGTACCTAAAGGTGCAAAAGTTAAAGGAGAAGTTAATCCACCTAAGCCTACTCCTAATAGATTACCATTTTGAATTATATCCATGTCTAAAAGATCTTGCTCAAGCCTTTCAAGTCTTACAGAAGTTTCTTCAGCACTAGAACTGTTTAAAAATCTCCACTCATATCCTTCTGGAACTTGTTTGTCTGCTAATGGATCGTATTCTGGATCTTCTGTAAAACTGCTATTATCAATCATACGCATCAAAGATGGTCCACCACTTAATTGTCTGTATCCAGCCATATAAGATTCTTTAAAACTATATTCTTCTGGTGCAACTAATGGACTCTTATATACATCATTATAAGAAGCAATTTCTATATCTGATGTATCATCTAAGCTACCTAATATCTTTTGTTGAATTGGTTTTAAATGTGGTTCAATCATCTAATATCTAACCTAAGCAATCTAAAATTATCAAAAAATGTTCTCAGCTCCTTGTCTGACTTTACTTGATTTAAATAGGGAAGTATTTGACTGTAAACAACTGGTGCAGAATTTATAGATTGTGCTATAGAGTTATAACTATTAACTAAATATTTTAAAGATTCAGTATAATCTCTATTACTTTCTATAGATGACATTACGGCTTCTAAGTTATTTCTAGACATAAAATCTAAACTACCTAATAACTTTCTAACACCACCATCTGATATTTTTTGCAAAGCTTCATTATAATCACTTTGTAGTTGTGAGCCATTATAATTCCATGAGTAATTATCAGCAATAGTTTCATACCTACCGTCATTAGTAATAGCTATTGCTTTATATGTAGGCTCTCCAACAACATCATTAGATTTTACAAACATTATATTGCCGTTATCAATAGCATCATTTATTTCATTGTCTGTGCCTGCACTAAAAGTCTCTCCATATCTACGTAACATATCTTTTTTAATTATTTCTTTAGTAACTATAGGGCCACCACTAGGGACTGTAGATTGTGCTGCTTTTACAATGCTAACCCCTCTTATTAAATGAGTATCTCCAAATTGGTCTTGATGCACACTTAAATTACCTGCAAATTTGTATAATGCTTTTTTAACTGCAACATCCAACCCAACTTGACCAGGGGCTACGCTACCAGATGCTATTTGGCTTTTAACATTTTTTATAATTTCGTTTTTTATAAAAGGATCTTTAAATACAGCTTCGTCAAAATTAGAAGCTCCACTTTGTTCAACCCAAGCTTTTAAAGCTCTGTCTTCATAATCGGCACCACCGACTTTATCTACCCAAAAACTCTCAATAAAATTAGCATCTAAGTAATTTTTTACTCTATTAAATGACTCATCAAATGTAACTATCTCGTTTTGATCAGAACCTATATGTTGCGATAAATTTCTATTTACAGAAGTTGTGCTATGTACCTGTCTAAAGTCTGATGCAGTATCATATAACATAGCTGATTCCATCAAATTAGAATCTACTGCACTAAACTTATCTCCCACAATAAGTTCAAACATAGATTCTCCATTTTGATATTTTTTAATTACAGCATTTTTAATAGTTAAATAAGCAGATTTAGCATAAGCAAAATTCTCATCATTTAACTTTTTTGCACTGTTAAATATTTGTGAAATATTTTTAGGTATATATCCTAATGAAGTTATTTGACTTGTAACTATCTTAAGGCTTTCATTTCTAATATCTTCATTTGAATTTAAAATATCTATATCTACAGTATTCCCATCCATAACAAATGTTTTAGGCATTAACTTATCATCCATGTAAGTCTTCTGTATGTTCGTGTATCCTATATTGTTTTCTAAATTATAACCTAACTGACTAGCTTGATAAATTTGATTTTGCTTGATTCTGTAATCTTTTGCGTATGTATTAACTCTTTTTATCCAAGACTCTTCGGTATAAGCATTCTCAGGCTTAATACCAATAACGTTTCTAGCTTTTAAAGAATCTATATATTGTGGTGTCAACAAAGTTTCTGGAGGTATCATAACAGTAGATACGCTACCATTAAACATACGTTCTACGTTTGCCTTAAATGTATCGTTATCTAATTTTAATGTTTCTTTTGCAACATCATTAGCAGCATTATAAATTTTCTTTCTATTAGCATTACTCATATCTTTATGACCAACTTGTTGAACTAATTCATTTATCAAAGATACTTTTGCTCTGTTCTTTAGTATAGGTTGTGTTTCTCCAGATAACTCATTTACAAAATCAGGCTTTGCTGGCTTAATAATATCTGCTTTTATTCTGTCTATTTTATTTTCAATTTGTAAATTAAATATTTTAGAAGCATTACTATCACTAGTTTTAGTGTATGCATTTTTAAATTTGCTAAACCTATTTTTATCCATGTCAAGAAGTTTAGCTACCTCAGATTCTTTGACTTCAATTCCATTCATGATATTTAATTCTAGTCTTGAAACTAAAACTCTAGAATCATATGTTCTCTTTTGTAAGAGATCTTTTTCCATTTGTTCGTAAATAGCAATTTTAGCTCTCATAGCAGATGAAATTTTATCACCATCTATATCTGCATTATTTGCAAAACTTTTACCTGTTGATATGGACATATTAAGAAGTTCTGGAATAGAAACACCAGCTTGATAAGCTAAATCAACTGCATTTTCAGCAACCCCACTCTGTAGTGATTGATTATATTCTAATTTAATTTTTTCTGCTTCTACTGTGCTACTGCTATTTTGATCTATTATATCAAACATTTTTGGTTTTGTTGTTTCTATAATATATGCATCTTCATCATTGCCACCATTAGAAATAGAATTAATT